CCGTGTTTTCTTCAGGCATAGACGTTTCCATGTCTGCTGGAGGAGTCATGTCGCCTGCGGCTCCTAAGTCGCCTTCAATACCAGCGGCGCTGAGTCCTGCACTGCGTAGTTCGCCGGCAGCGTCAGTACTGGTTGGTTGACCTTTACCGCTTTCTTCGCCCCACATGCGTTCGTTTTCTGCTACTTCTTCGTCTGTTAATCCCAAGAAACGTTTTAGTGCAAATCGTTTGCTCATGTAAGGCACGGCTTGCACTGTGTTAAATGTGTTGATACGTTCAGCATCAATACTGGCTTGCTTGCTACTTGCAAAGTTTAACGGCGGATTAAACTTTAATTCAAACAAGTTTGCATCTATATTCATGCCTTTGAAATACATGAATCGTTTGAATTCCACATCAAAAACAGTTGCTACCAGTGCTTGTAATCGTTCACAATACTTGTTGAATCGCAGTTCTTGAATGTATGCTGTGCCCACACGTCCGTCATTAAAACTTGCTTGACTATCGTCTGCACCTGTTGGCAAGTAGCTACTGGGTATACGTAAACCACGGAATAACTTGTTGGTAAAATACTTTAAATCGTCAATTTCGCCAAGATTTGTGCCGCCTGCAAGTGTTTCTACCTTGCTGCCGCGACCTTCAGCTGTTGTTGGAAAGAAGTAATCTTCGTTGATGCTTAGTGGATTATACGCTGAATCAATAACGTTTTGGCCGCCGCCGCTTTGACTTGGAATACGTCTTTGATGGATTTCGTTTTTAACACGTTCTACAAATGCCATGGCCAAGTGACTTGGCATGTTGCCCACGTCAATATGAAACACTCTACGCTCCGGAGCACGTTGTATACGATAGATTAAAATTGCATCTTCAAGCAACTCTTTCTGTTTGTAAACTTTAAAAATGTTTTCTAAAAGACTGTTACCAAATGGAAAATTGTTGTCTAAACCTTCACTTAGACTCAAATGAATCACATGTTCCGCATCAATAGCATGTTCAGTTTCGCTGATGCCAAATCTATTTGAGCCGCCACTTGTTGGAAAAGATCCGTTGGTGCCTTTGTTTGAGGCCATGCCGGTTAGGCCGCTGTTGGGCAATCCACCACCTGCATTTTTAGGGTTAATATTGGCAGTGATCTGTGTGGCCACCAAACTCATAAAGTTAGGAGCAAGATCTTTAACTATGTACTGCTCTGGCTTTTTGCCGTCACTTTCATTCACAATGACTTTGACCAGCTTGCTTGGATCCATCCAGTTCCACTTTTGTGTTTCAGGATCACGTATGAAAAAACAATCACCGTATTTGAAAGTATTGCGTAAAATTCTAAAGATTCTAATGTCAAACTGTTGCAACTTGACCCACTGTTGCAAGTACTCAGCTAATATTCTAACTTCGCTGTTAGTGGCTTTGTTTCTCCATTGCACAGTGAACGGACTTTTGCCGTCTTTGAGTTTTTGTGTGCAAAATTCTGCAAGAATATCCAAAGCCGCATTGACTTCTGGATCGCTGTCCATGACTTCGTATTGTTGATAACGTTCAATTCTGTTTGGGCTACCTGTGTACACATCGGGCAAGTAGTTACTGTAGTTTGTCTGGCTTGGCCCAGGACGACTGGCACCACCCATATTTCCCGAAATAGGGCTAAGGGACGATGACACATCCGCAGGCGTAAAATATTTTTTCCATGACATATAAGTGTTATATCCTTAACCGAATCTATTACCTGACAGTCGTTTAGTGGCTTTAACTTGCTTAGTTGCAGTTTCAACTGTTTCGGCGCTGTGTTCTATTAGTTGTCGTATGCTTGTATTTAACTGAATTAATTGTTCGTTAAGATCATTTAGGCCAACTTTGTTTGATTGTTCTTCAAACTTTGGTTCTTCGGTTTTGTATTCAATTTCTTCCAAATCATTTGGTACAGCTTTATCAGTACTGGGTTTGGTTATGGAATCTATAGACTCTGATTCAGCATTGTTAATTTTAGCTCTGTTAATTTCAGGTGTTACAGCATTATTAATTTTAGCGGCTTGTGCTTCTACTTTCTTTTGAGCATCTACCTGGCCCAATCCCTGTGATATATTTTTCTGTATATCAGTAATTCTTTCTGATTTTGTGTTGGGTTCTGTAACAGTTTTAGTTGTGGTGCCCGCACTGATTCGAGCTTCTATCTTAGAAGATATTTCTAACATTTTTGCTTCAAGTGCTTTGGCCTGTGGATTATCTTTCATGGCCCGTATAACATCTATGCCTTTGGCATCTGGTCCAAGATTGCTTTTTACTTGAGATCGTATGCCATCTCTATCTGTTTGATATTGTGCTTTGACTGCTTCTAATTCTTTCTTAGCGGCTTTGGCATCATCATTTTCAACACTGGATCTGGTAGTAGAACCACCACCACTTACTGAACTAATTGTAGTTGTGATCTCTTTTAAACCGCTGGTAATTTTGCTAACATCAAGTCCACCAGCACCAACGGTTGGTGTTTTAGTTGTTGCAGATTTCATTACATCATTAATAGCATTGCTTGCTGAACCAGACAACAAGTTCTTTAATTGTTCAGGAGTTACCACTGTTTCCCCTTTGTGTAATTTTGCCACTACATCTTTGGGTTCAGTTGCTTGTCCTATTTCACCTAGTGTACCGTGTTCGCGTTTAGGACCTTCGCCGGCTGCTTTTCGTTGTTTAGCAACTTCAGAAGACTGTCCTGGTGCCACAGTTTCTACTATTTTGGTGCCGGCTGCTTTAAATCGTTTATCGGCTTCATCTTGATTTGTGTTATTACCAAATGCTCGCTCTAATGTTTGTCTAACTGCATTGATTTTGTCAGGACTTTGTCCTAATTCTTTATTAAATCCTGCCAATGCGCCGCTTGCTGCCGCGGCATTCATCCTTGCAGATTCATATACCGAGTTTAGTGCTTGAGTAGCTCGTGCGCCTTCGTTTTGTGTACCCGGGGCTCCGTAAGGACGATCTCTGCCTTCTTGAGTTCTACCACTTATGGCTGCATCTCCCAGTCCAACTAGCTGTGCTTGTTGTGCTTGTTCAGCAGTTAGTCCTGTACGTTGTGCGGCACCTTGGCCAAATTTTTGAGTATTTTCTGCTTGAGCTCGTTCGTAAGCGGCTTTTTGATTTGGATCTTGTGTAGTCAGTGCTCGCTGTGCAAATTGTTTGCTGTTTTGATATTGATTTGCTCTAGCAACTTCAGATCTCATGCGTTCTTCTGCCGCAATTTTTTGAGGATCGTCTTCAGCTAGTCCAGCAGTTCGTCTAACATCTCTGGCAGCTCGCATGTATTGCCCTGCTCGTCCACCGGTAGAAACTTGCAATTGTGTTCGTTGATCTTTACTAAGAGCGCCACCGGCTATGATAGTACTGGTGATGTTTTGCATAGATTGCCCTAGTCCGGCAGTTGCTAATCTAGTTGCTTGTAATGCATCTCTAGTTTGATCATTGCCAACTGCTTGCAGTTCCAATTGCCCTCTAGCAGATTTGTTATACTCTTGCATACTTGCAATAATCTGTTCTCGCCCAACTCCAGTAACAGTTGACAGTCTGTTGATGTTATTGGACATTTCAGCAGTCTTGGCCAATAACTCTTCTCTGCCTTCTTTTGAATTCAGTTGGGTAGTTTTGCCTCCAGCCGCAATGGCGGCAATTTGTGCAATCTCTTCTGGACTTACCCCAGCTAATCCTTTTAACTTTTGTGCTTGTGGAGTACCTTGTACGTCTTTAGCAAACTCTAAAAATTTTCTAGAACTTAATTCATTAGATTGGTCAATAGTTTTTAAACTGTTTCCAGCAGTCTTAGTTAATTGGTCAATATAGTCTTTACCGTTTTTATATCCTGCTTTTTGTGCGTCTGCGGTTAATTGTGTGTAGTCTAGCTGGCCTATTCCAATCTTATTTGCTTGGTTAGCTAAGTCTCTGTATTCTTCTATTAATTTATAACTTGCCTTGCCTAATTGCCCACCTATGGATGCAACAGCCTCTAAGCTATTTTTGGCAGCATCACTGGCATTTCTAACATTCATAAATCCACTAGCAAGCTGTGGTAATTCTCTTGTCATCAGACCGAGGAAATCGCTAGTACCTTTATTAAAAATTTCTAGTGGGTTACTGGTTGGGGCAGCAACCGGAGAAGCGGCTTTCTTGGCTTCTGAATTGTTGCCTAGAGCTTCTTTTATTGCTTCAAGTAGCTTAGTTGCTATTTGTCCGTAATCTAACTCTGCCATAAAAAAAATCCCCAAAAATATGCGTATATAAATAGCTATACATTATATTTATCAGGAGTCAGATATGTCCCAAAATCCCTTACAACAGTTTTTTAGACAACCAAAAATTTATATTACATTGCCCAGCAAGGGTGTTTTTAATAGTCCAGAGTCGTTGTCGGGAACTTTTGAAAATATGCCAGTTTATGGCATGACTGGCATGGATGAAATTATTTTAAAGACTCCTGATGCATTGATGTCCGGCGAAAGCACTGTTAAACTAATTCAAAGCTGTTGCCCCAGTATCAAAGATGCTTGGTCATTGACCACACTGGATACTAATCTAGTGTATGCCGCTATACGGATTGCCACTTACGGACATGAATTGTCAGTAACACAAACGTGCGCAGAATGTGAAACTGAAAATGATTTTGACATTGATTTGAATCATGTTGTAGAACATTATGGCAATTGCCATTACAATCACAAGTTGGTGTTGGATGGATTAACTGTTAAAACTAGACCGTTGACATTTAAAGAATCCAACGATTTTAGTTTGGAAAATTACAACTTGCAACAAAAATTAAATCAAGCAGATCAAATTGAAGATGTTACTGAAAAACAACGATTGTTCAAAGAACTGTTTGAAGAACTGTCAGTAACTCAACAGAAAATATTTTCAAAGAGTGTGGAAGCTGTTGAAGTTGGCGATCAGGTGGTTACTGATACAGTTTATATTGAAGAGTGGCTGAAAAATTGTGACAAGAGTGTGTTTGAAAAACTCAAAAAACATGTTGAAGACAACAGAACAGCTTGGGACATGCCCACATGGCCAGCAAAATGTGAAAAATGTGAAGCAGAGTCTAAGATTTATATTGAGCTTGATAACTCTAGTTTTTTCGACAACGCCTAATTAGATTCTCTCCCGAAGAGATACTTGAAGAACTAGTTAGGCTGGACAAACAGGCCAAAGAATTTAAACAAGAGTTGTTTAGAATCAGTTGGTACATGCGGGGAGGTGTAACAGTAAATGAACTACTGCACATCTACAGCTATGAAGATCGACAGGCAATCTACGCTGTGATCAATGAAAACATTGAAATAACCAAAGAATCAAACATGCCTCTGTTGTAAGTTAATATCGTTTGACACGCACATGATTGTTCATGCGATTGACTTCAAACCCGTTACCCATGTCTTCCCAATCACCGTTGGGATTTTTATTTGGCAACATTTTTCCAGCAGTATTTGTATTGGTGGGATTAGTATCAGTTTGGCTATCAGCATCAGCTGGCGTTACTTTTCCAGCTTGTTTTTTCTTTTCTGCTTCAGCGTCTGCTGGATTGTTTGGATTGGGATAATCAGTTGGCAATAACCCAGCAGGAATGTCAGAGTCTTTGTAAGCAGTTGCTTTTAAAAACTTGACCCATTCTTTTTTAATTAAATCTTCAGTCCACACCAGCGGTTGACCAATCACACTGGCAATTGTGACTTTGTCGCTGAACAACAACGGACCAATAATAGGAATGGCATTGAGTTGCCACAGCATAAAGTTGTCAATGAAGTTTCTTACACTGAGGTCGCCGCCAAACTTGTGTGCGTCCAAGAATGACAACCATAAAGTTTTACCAGCAAGTCCAGTAACTTTGTTGGAAACAATAGCACTAGCCCAACCCAACACTGGCACTTTGTTCCATGCACTTGGGAAAGTTGCAACTAATTGTGCAAACAGCACTGCTAAAACTTCTTTGTGATAATCGTGAAATGCTTCAAGATCAAATCCAGGCTTGCCATCTTCCGCAATGCCGTCTGGGCCAACTGACAGTTTATCCAATGCCCAGTCCATCTGTTTCCAGTATAGGTTTACTGCTTCCCAGATGTCTGCGGCTTGCCAAGCATACAGAACTTTTGATAGACCGTTTGCAGTTAATGATTTCCAAGATGATCGTGCTTTACGAGCTTGATTTCTTATGTGCGCTGGTAACACCGCAGGAGCATCAGGTTCTTCTCTAGGTTTGGGTTTTGGCTTATTGATGGCTTTCCAGTCGTTGTACAATTTGTTGTGATAACCAACTGTGTCTTTTTCAACTTGTTCAATAAATTCTGGATCGTTCTTGTATTGACTCTTGCTGATGCGCTCGTCCAGCATTTTATCCAGTTCAGCACGAGGCACTTTGATGCCTTTTTTGGTATAAGTGTTGAATACTTGAGAGCCTATGTCAGTGGCCACTTCACGACCAAATGCGGCTTTGGCAGTTTGTTTGCCAAGAAACTTCCACGCATATTCAGCAGTTTCACCTGCGGCACCTTCAAGAATAACATCCAACACTTTCATAGAGATTTTTCCATTATGACATATTTATACACTATCAAGATGAACTACGTTCATCTGTTCATCGCTTGCGCTCGAACTTTTCTTTCTTTTTCAACAGTAGCACATGATTAACTGCGAAGCAGTTTAAATATTATCTAGATTGTTCAGTCACACTTTGCCCTGGCGGGCAAAAATGAAACATTATCTGAGTTGAACATGTCACACTAGCGTTACAGCAATTACAGAGGCGGTTGTCCGGTACCTCGAGCTGAGTCTTTATACAACGGCGGGTCTTAATATATACGCTAACACACATCAAGCCGTGGGTATTTCTCCCTCTTTTAGCCTTTTTTACTGGGTTTCATAAACTAAACGGGTTATAGGCATATCCCATCAGCATCCTTGCGGGTAGTAGTTTACTGGTCTGTCGCCAAGCAGATACACCTTACCGTCACACATCAGAACGGATTCAGGGCACACTATCAACGCCTGTGCGGGCTTATTTGGCGATTAAACGGCCTGAATTATTAGCCTTTGAGTATATGCGAACCATGTACACGGACACTGATCTGGCCGTTATAATAGTCTTTTGATTCTAGAACTTTGTGGGTAAACTGTTCTCTGGCCTCGATGTAAGAGCATTGCGCCTTGGATGTGCAATAATATAGGATTTCTCTTGTGAAGTTTTCTTTGCCTAATTTCAATACGTCCACGTTTAATTCCAGGTTTGACCCATAATAATCACGCCAGTCGCTGTCGACTTTGCTACGTATTTTCTTTTTTTTCTTAGTGCCGTTCTTAAGTTTAACTACTTTGTAGCTGGTCTTAGCGAACTTGGCTAGTTTTTTGCCTATATATTTGCGTCCAGAGATGACATTTGTTATCAAGTACACGAAACCAACACAATCTTCGGGCAGTGTTTCAACAATTTCGTTTTGATAAGTCCATGACATGCAGTAGTTAGCATATCATTCCGCCGTGTCACCTTTCTTTTGAGCCTTGGTTTCGTCCAAATGTACTCTGTACTGTTGAACTTTTTCCCTGCGTTCACGTGCAATGATACGAATCTGCGCTAGCCAGTAGCGCATATTTTCTCCTGCCCGTCTTGTGCCTTTGTTGATCCAGTTTTGATTTGCTTTGAAATATTGCCTAAAGGCTTCCATTAAACGCTCATGCGTTTCTTCGTCCTGATAATCTAATGGAGGTACCCGTTTGCTCATTATTCTGTTACTTCTAAGTCGTTGGCATAGTTTGTAAAGCCATTTTCCTTAATAACTTTAAGAACATTGTTCACACGACCAATTAATTCGTCCTTGTGACTGATCAAGAAAATATTCTTCTTGCGTTCACGTGCCATTTTCTTAAGTACAGCCAATGCGCCTTCAACTCCTGATGCGTCTAAGCCGTTATCCACTAACTCGTCAACAAACAACAAGTTAATTGATTGATATAAACTTTCCCAAACATCACGGAAACTCCAACTCAAACCTAGTATCAAACGATTGCGTTCACCACGGCTCAAGTTATCAAAGTCAAGATCTTGCCCCAGCTGTGTGATAATAACAGTTAAATCGTTTTGGAACACCACAGTATGCGGTAATCCCATCTTGTCAAGATAATATGTAAGTCTATTGTTGAGATATGCCAAGTTCTGATCAATAATCTTCTTACGGATAAAACTATCCTTGCTGGTCAACAGCTTTAGCAAGAACTCTTGATGATCTTTAAGCGTGTTCAGTTGATTAACATTGTCCCATGAGATAGTCTGCATGGCAGTGTGCTGTAGTTCGTCAATTTGCTCTTGATAAGGATCCGTTTCGCCTGCTTTGATTGTTAATTGCGTTTCCAGTGTCTTGAGATTGTTTTGATGTTTGAGTGCTTGCTCAACAGAGTCGTAATAAGTGTTGGGACGTCCAGACACTTCACCAATGCCTTTGATCTCTTTCATGATCTTGGTCAAGTCGCTGTTAACTTTGTCCAAATACTTTTGTGCTTCTGCCAAATGTTGTTGAGCAGTGGTACTCATTTCTTCATGTTTGTGATCATGTAGTTCTTGCTCACAAGCGTGACACTTTTTGTCTTTCAACTTAGCAAGCTCGTCAGCGTACTTTTTTACGCTTCGCTCCGCTTGCGCTGTCGCGCTGTCTAACGTAGCCCGTTCCTTATTTAGGCTTTTCAGCTTCGCTGTCTGTTCTTCGAACAGTTTCAAGTCATTATGCTTGGTCAGCTCAGAATCAATGTCTACATTTTCTAATTCCACAATAGCTCTTGCTATTTTTTCTATTTCTTCAGTGTGCTGATTGTTCCATGCATTTTGTCTAGATGTTAATGAGTCAATACTTTGTTGTATTTTTTCGTTAGACTTTTTTGCGGCTTCAATATCTGCATTTTCTTGATAGATATTGTCCTTGGTAGTCTTAATCATCTCTTTAAGACCTTCAGCTTTTTCACTGAGTAAGGTAATACCAAGCAACTGCTCAATAATTACACGCTGATCATTTGCCTTCATAGATAAGAAAGGCTCTGTATAAGTGTTAAGCGCAACAATGTGCCTAAACATATCATGACTCATGCCCAACAAGTCGTCAAGATCTCGTTGCGTTTCACGCATATCGCCTTGAGCATCGTCAGTTTCTTCTGTATCCTGTGCTTGGTTATTAACAAAGAATTGCAACACGTTGGGTTTACGCCCACGTTCAATGCGATATTCAGTGCCGTCTTTATCAAATGTAAGTGTAACCAACATATTTTTATTGTTGATTTTATTGATCAAGTTGTCTTTTTTGATGTTAGTGAGCGCATTACCGTATAACGCATAGCTTAATGCATTTACAATAGTGGTTTTACCAGTACCGTTACGTGATCCGCTGTCATCACCGCCTTGATCCAAGTTCTCTCCAAGGACAAGTGTTAGATTTTCTTTATCAAAGTTTACAGCCTGGGTTTGATTACCCACACTCATGAAATTCTTAACTGTTAAATCTTTAATCTTTATCATAGGCTATTATAAATGTTCAGTAATAGATTCTTATCGAACTGATCAGAATCAATGTTTACGATTTGACTGCTAACAATTTGATCAACACTTTCAAAAGATTGCACATCAATATTGGTATTAATTTCAATCTCTTTCTTTTCCGCAATCAAGGTAAGTTCGCGAATATTATAATCAGCAATAAACTTTTCTTTAATGAAACTTGCTTCTTCATAACTGATATCAATATCCAGTGCAACCCGCAAATGTTGTTTGGGTTTGATAATTTTATCAGCATCGTCGATCAATTGGCTTAGTTTAACAGTACGGAACGTAGGTTGAGCAGGCCAACTGTGATATTCAGGTTGCCCATCCCACTCTAATATCATCATACCGCGGTCGTCATCCCATGTATCTGCATAATTGTGGGGAAACGCATTGCCAATATAGATCATATTACGCTGTTGCTGACGTTTGTGGAAGTGTCCACTAAATCCTAGTTCGTAATTTTGAAAACTATCTAGTTGAATCTCGCCATGATCTGGCATCTGTACCATAGCGTTCATAAAGAAGCTGGGCAATTCAAAGTGTCCAAAGATGTACTTGCCGCCTTTCTTACCAATGCTTCGCCACTCATCTCCTACAAGCCACGGGCAGAGTGTAACATCCCCAATGGTAGTCGGTTCGTGTACCACAGTGATTCCGGGAATATACTTGCCAAACTCAACGGAATGGATATCACGTTTGTCTTTATAATATAAATCATGATTACCAGGAAAAAAGTAAAACTGATCAAATGCTTTACCCAGTTTTTCCAGTGCTCGAAGCGAGTAGTCCATAGTAGTGATATTAAGACTATTGCGATTGTGATGCCAATCGCCCATAAAAATTCCTGTGTCACACCCTTCCTCCTTTGCTTTAGCAATGTACCAATCCACAAAGTCTTCGCAATCTTGATTGTGTACACTACTATTGCTTTTTAATCCAAAGTGTATGTCTGTGAAACACGCTACTTTTTTAAACAAATTACTCACTAGACGTGTCCTCGTTGTGTCGTTTAAGTGCGGCCGCATGTTCGCCAGCACCAGTTCTGCTGTAACTAGGGTTCATGCCATTTATTTCCAAAATGTCATCACGAATATTTTGGTTACGCTTCTCGATATTAATAACACGTACAAAACTATTTGTAACAGCCGCCGTGAAATACGCAAACGGGTTATCCGATTTACTTTCATCAAACTGTAATCCTATTTGTGTTAATTGCAAGATTGCCTGACCCTTCATTTCGTCGTTGTAAGTGTAACCACGAACATTGCCTCGTGTGGCATATCGCTCACACAATTTTAACATCATCCGAGCTAAAGTTGGAGTAATTTGGCCCGCATCTTTATCAAACTTGCCTTTGATTAGATCACCCTTCCAATGACTCTTGCCCACACATACTAGTTCGTCTTTGTCATCAAACTTCCAGTGTTGGAATGGAGGAAAGTTTACTTTGTCTCTATGATCAGCAAGTGTTTTTGGATTTTTCTTTCTGATACCGTTAAGTGGAATATGATCAAATGTCATGATCCTGAATACTAAATCGGTTTTTAACATTTTTTTGTAGTCTACTTCGCAGTCTGCTTGTTTGACTTTTTCACCAGCGGCTTTGCGCCTTTGGTATTCCGCATCGCCAATGCGTTTGGCCCTTGCACGTTTGGCTTCTGCTATGGTTCTGATGTTAATTTTAGATATATCGGATAAAATCAAATCATATTGGTGATAAATTGGGTCTGTAAAACTGCAATATGAGCTTTTACTTCTATGTATTTCCAACAACATATCCTTGTTGTTTAGGTAATTAACTTTCACTGTCATTAGATGAGTCCTCGTAAGTTACATTATAAACTACGCACTTATTAAAGTCAAATAAATAATACACCAAAGAGGGATATTATTATGGGTTTATTTGATACAGGTGCCAGCCTTGCTTCAACATTAGGCAAATCTGCCAATGCAATAGGCGCAATTGGCAGTGCAGTAGGTACAGCTGGTCGATTGAGTTCTGCTATCTCTGCCGGATACAATGTTGGCGGAGTTGCCAGTGCAATTCGAGCAATAAACTTACCCGCCGCTGGAGAAGCAATTGGAGATGTCTTAGGAGCAGTGGCTGAATTTACAGACTCTGACAATGCAAATGATTGGCGAGTTAGATTAAGCATGGCCAAATGGACCAGTTTCAAAGGTAGTCCAGTGCTACAACCATTAAAAGATGCAGGCGGATTAATATTTCCTTACACTCCTAAAATTAACATTGCGTCAAAAGCAAACTATGGCACTATCCCAACTACTCACACAAACTACACATTTCAAAACTTTAAAAATAGTGATCCTGGATCGATAACTATTACAGCACCTATGTATGTTTCTGACGCCGCGGAAGGGTTGTACTGGATCGCAATGGTACACTATTTAAGAAGTCTAACCAAAATGTTTGCAGGAAATGATCCAAAAGCCGGCAACCCACCTCCCATTGTATTTTTAAATGGATATGGAAATTATGTTTTTAAAAATGTTCCAGTGGTTGTGACATCTATGCAAGTGAGTTTAGAAAATACTTGTGATTATATCAGTGTACCAGTTGTTGGATCAGCGGCAGGCGAAATAGAAGGACTTGCTGATTCAATCAGTGGCACTGCCAGTGCATTAGGCGGATTGTTTGGCGGATCAGTTGCCAGTGTTGCTGGAGCAGTTGGTAGTATTGCTGGTGGCATAGGACAAGTTGCTGGACTTGCAGGAAGTTTAGGGTTTGGCGGATCAGTCAGCGGTGGTATATCACATGTTCCAACAAAAAGTTCTTTTACCGTAACAGTACAACCAATCTACAGTAGAACTAGTAGTCGTAAATTCAGTCTTGATAGATTTGTATCAGGTGGATATCTTAACAGTCCTTTTGGATATATTTAAAATGGGTGCAACTTACAAAAATACAAGTCCGTGGTTTTCTACTCCTATTAAAAAAAACTATCTGGATGTTTTAAGAATTAGGACAGTTAGTGCTGAGCCCGATGACTTCTTATATGGGATAGAAAGTCAATACACTTACCGACCCGACTTGTTGGCGTTTGACTTGTATGGTGATCCTACATTGTGGTGGGTGTTCATACAACGAAATCTTGATGTGTTACAAGATCCAGTATTTGATTTTGTTCCTGGAAAAAACATATACATTCCAAAAAAATCAAGTCTGTTTAACATACTAGGATTATAATGAGTTTTCTTGACCAAGCAACAAGTGCAGTGGGCAAAGTGGCAAAAATTGCCGGAGTTGCAGTTGTGGCTTCTAAAGTAGTTTCTAGTTTAGGATCTGCTTCAGGCTTGTCATCTCTAGTTGATGCTGTATCAGGAGCGTTTAAATCTTTTAATACAATCTTCAAACAGCTGGACGGTGTGTCTTTACCCATGCCTAATCCGTTACATGCATATGCAAGTTATAATTATATTATAGGTTTAGGGGTATTAACAGACGACGAGCTAAACGACCCGGCCGCAAGTTACATGGGAGTATCTAGACCACGCTTGATTTGCAAATCTGCCGCAATGGATCCAAATAATCGTGTGGAAACTGCTTACGGAAAATTTGATTTCTTCATTGATGATTTAGTACTGGAAAGTCAAATAGGATTACAAGATGGTGAAAACACCAATGTCAGCAACATAACTTTCAAGGTAACTGAACCATACAGTATGGGCATGTTTTTAACGGCGTGCCAACAACTTGCACTTGAGCAAGGACACGATACTTGGCAAGAAGCACCATACATATTAAGTCTTGAGTTTCGAGGCAATACAGAAACTGGAAAATTGGTCAGCATTCCAAAAACTTCTCGTTATATTCCCATACTTATTAGCGACATAGATTTTACAGTCACTGATAAAGGTACAGTTTATGAAGTAAAAGCAATACCGTTTGGCGGCATAGCACTTACTGACGCCAACAGCAATCTTACCAGCGATGTAACTGTTACTGGTGCAAGTGTACAACAGTTATTACAATCTGGAGAAAAAAGTTTACAGGTTGCACTTAATAAAAGACAAAAATTATTAGTTGATGCTGGTGTAATTGATGTAGCTGATGAATATCTTATACTATTTCCGCAAAATTTATCTTCAGAATCAACCAGTTCATCATTTGGAGATTCTGAAAATTTTGCCCCAGCAAGCGGCAGTACTGATGTTGCATCAAGCTCAACAGTGGAAAAATCATTGGGTGTTTCAAGAAATGGCCCAAACAATAATTTACAGCAAAGCGGCGACCAAGCCAACGAAATTGGCAAGGCATTACTGGATTTTGATAAAGACAGTGCGACCCGAGATGCAGTGCCAGCTGGAAAAGACAGCGAAGTTTATGATAACAAATCAGGAACATTTTTCAAAGGCAAATTAACAATAGATCCGGGAAAAAGTGACTTCAAATTTTCACAAGACAGTGACATTGTTAATGCAATTAATCAAGTAATTTTAAAAAGCACATATATTAAAAAAACATTTGACGCACAAAACTTAACACCTGAAGGATACAGAAATTGGTGGAGAGTGGATGCTCAAGTGTATAACATTGGACCAACCAGAGCCAACACTGGCACAAAACCTAAATTATATGTGTATAGAGTCGTGCCGTATAATGTACACTCCAGCAGATTAATGCCAGCGGGCAAACGAGCGCCAGGTTACGACAATTTAAAATTACAAGTTGTGAAAGAATACAACTATATCTATACAGGCGCCAACGTTGACATTTTAAAATTTGAAATAAAATACAATACTGGTTTTTCATATGAACTTGCCGCTGACGGATTACAACGAACTCAAGACAGTGTTAAAGAAACAGCCGCTGGCGGCAGCAAAGACAATGAAAAAGAAATAGTTAATCCTATGCCACCTGGACAACTACCTACTCCAGGCACCACTTCAACGGTTATAAAATTTATAAAAACACTAACCGGAACCGACAAAGGCGGAGGTGGATCTGCAGATAGTCAAGCAACTCGTGCGGCGCGGCTGTTCCACGATGCGGTAACTAATAGCCAACAATCGATGATGGATTTAGATATGGAAATTATTGGAGATCCTTATTTTATTGTACAAAGCGGCCAAGGCAATTACACCGCATCGGCAACACAATACACTAATCTAAACGACGACGGCTCAGTAAATTATCAAAACGGTGAAGTTGACATAATTGTAAATTTTAGAACACCAGTAGACATTAATCAAACAAGCGGGCTATACAATTTTGGCGGCGGAGCTACTGCCTTAATGACACAGTGGAGCGGATTGTATTCTGTGACAGATGTCATAAGCACTTTTAGAGATGGCCAGTTCAAACAAACGTTGAAGGGCTTTAGAAGGCCATTGCAAGAATTGCTAGAAGAAGCAGGCGTAGCTGACACATATGGAACAACAAAAGATGCCCAGCCAAAAGCAGAAGACGTGGCCACAGAGGAAGAATAATGGGTTCTGAAAATAATTTTAACTATGCGTCCACAGGATCACCTGATTCCAGGCCAGGACCGTTTCTTGCCACAGTAATCGGCCACCAAGACCCCACATACATGGGCACCATTGAAGTGGAGTTGTTAAGACCAACAGGCAACACCAGCGACGAAACTTCAATCCATCAAGTAAAATATATGAGTCCATTTTACGGAGTTACTTCAGCAAGTCACCTTGGCGAAAACGATGACTATAGTAGCACACAAAAAAGTTATGGCTGGTGGGCAGTACCTCCTGATGTGGGTACCACGGTTGTGGTAATTTTCATTGACGGCGATGCTCGTCGTGGTTACTGGATTGGTTGTGTACAAGATGAAGGCATGAATTTTATGGTGCCTGGTCTTGCGGCAACACAAAAAGTTGTTGAAGATGTAGAGTCTGATAATGCAGGTAATTATGGCAGAGTTCCAGTAGCAGAATACAATAAGAAAGTAAATGATTTAAAAGACCCAGACGTTACACAATTACTTAAACCTAAACATCCGTTGGCAGACGCTTTGGATCGTCAAGGTTTGTTGTTTGATGACATTAGAGGTATCACAACCAGCAGTGCCAGACGAGAAGTTCCAAGTATGGTGTTTGGTATCAGCACACCAGGCCCAGTTGATAAACGAGATGGTGCTCCCCGCGGCCGCATTGGAAAAAAAGAATGGAAAATTGACAATGCATTTGTTGGTAGACTTGGCGGCAGCACTTGGGTAATGGACGACGGCGACTCTAGATTTTTGCGAAAGAAACCAGCAAGCGAAGGCCCTCCAGAATATGCATCTTTAGAAGATGGTGATACTGATGGTGATGTAGAAATTCCACACAACGAATTAATTCGTATTAGAACTAGGACTGGACATCAAATACTGTTACACAACAGTGAAGATTTAATTTATATTACCAATGCTAGAGGAACAGCATGGATTGAATTGACCAGTGACGGTAAGATAGATGTTTATGCAAAAGATAGTATAAGTGTAAGAACAGAAAACGATTTAAATTTTTATGCTGATAGAGACATCAATATGGAAGCAGGACGCAACTTTAATCTAAAAGTTTCGGAGCGTCATCAAACGGAAGTGGGGAAAGATAAAATTTGTATTGTAAATGGAAATGTTGCCATAAAAGTTGACGGTACACAGGACGAAACAATCACCGGAGCCCACACCCAATCATTTGAAGCAACATGGGATGTTACTACTGGTGAGCAGACCAATATAACTGTTGGAGCAGGATTTGATTTGAACACAAGTGACTCTAACAAATTAACATCTGGTGGAAATATGGAAATCGCCGCCGCTAACACTACAATATCTGGTGGAAATATTAATCTTAATGGTCCATCGGCCGCATCGGCTGGATCAGCTACTGCCGCAACAGTGCCAGAACCTTTAGAAACAATTGACAATCCTACAGAAATAGAAGGCGACACTATTACTAGTATCATGGCCCGTGTTCCTACTACTGAACCATATCCACATCATGAGAATTTAGATGGTTCTAAGTTTAAGCCAGACGCAACGGACAGAGAAGCAGTAACCGCTATAGAAGTTCCAACAGCTTGGAAAACATATTCAACGACTAATGATACATTTAAAATAATTCCGCCAGAAGCACCACCAGAGGAGCAACAATAATGAGTTCAAATGCAAAATTATATAAAAAAATAACCCTGCCCGCGGCGAGTCAGCCTGATAATCTTGGCGAAAAAAAATACAAAGGATTTAGTACAGTTAACACTAACACAGAAAACTATAATCTTTATGACTTTGAGTTAATTAAACAAGATTTGTTTAATCATTTTTACACACGTCAGGGTGAGAGATTGATGCAACCCGATTTTGGAACAATTATTTGGGACTTGTTGTTTGAACCATTAACACCAGAAATAAAAAATCTAGTGTTAGAAAATATCAATCAAATAGTCAATTATGATCCGCGAGTAAAGGCAGAAAACGTTACAGTGACAGCGTATGATCAGGGCATACAGGTACAATGCACCTTGATATTTTTACCTTATAATATTTCGCAAACTTTGCAGTTACGATTTGATCAAGCTAACGGTCTACTAATGCAGTAAAATACGCAGTTAATCTTTGAAAATAAATACAATACTAGGATAAAATATGAGCTCTATTGATAGACAAAATAACTTGCTGATTACTGAAGATTGGAAAAAGATTTATCAGTCTTTTAAAAATGCAGATTTCCAAAGCTATGACTTTGAAAATCTTCGCAGGACCATGATCACCTATCTTCGAACAAATTACCCTGAAGATTTTAACGATTATATTGAATCCAGCGAGTATCTTGCTCTAGTGGATCTTATTGCTTTCCTTGGACAAAGCATTGCGTTCCGTGTAGATTTAAATGCTCGCGAAAACTTTTTAGAGCTGGCAGAACGCCGTGACAGTGTACTACGTTTAGCACGATTAATCAGCTACAATGCCAAGCGTAATATTCCAGCCAAAGGTTTATTAAAATTTACTACAGTGCGAACAACTGAAACTGTAGTAGATAGCAACGGAAGAAACTTAGCAGGTCAAGTTATCACATGGAACGACCCATCAAATGCCAACTGGTTAGATCAGTTTACCAAAGTGATGAATGCTGCCATGCCTGCCACACAACAATTTGGAAACCCTGCATCCAAAGCAGATATCTACGGCATTCCAACAAGTCAATATAGATTTCAAGGATCCAACACAGATGTGCCAGTGTATGCTTTTTCAAAATCAATAGCAGGTAAATCTATGAATTTTGAAATTACCAGCACCACATTCACAGGCGAAGATTATATCTATGAAGAAGCTCCAAAAGTAGGTAACAGTCCTGCTTGTGTTTATAGAGACGACGGCCATGGCGCCGCCAGTATTAACACTGGATTCTTTTTCAATTTTACACAGGGCACGTTAAATGCAGGAGCATTTACTATTAGCCAACCTAGTACAAATGAAAGTATAGATATTGCAACACAAAATATTAATAACACAGATGTGTGGCTTTATAGATTAGATCAAAATGGTGCAGAATCAGAATTATGGACTAAAATTCCAGAGCTAACTGGTAACAATGTCATTTATAATAGTCTTAATAAAAGTATAAAAAATATATATGCTGTAGTTACTAGAACAGGAGATGCTGTTAGTTTAGCATTTAGTGATGGTACATTTGGCACATTGCCTCTTGGAGATTTTAGAACTTACTATCGAATTAGTAACGGACTTTCTTATATTATAAATCCTGCAGATGTTAGAAATATTTCTATATCTATTCCATATACTTCTCGCAAAGGACAAAATGAAACGCTAACAGTTACATTAAGTTTAGTAAGCACTGTCTCCAATGCCGCAGCCAGCGAAACTAATGCATATATTAAAGCAAATGCATCAGCCACTTACTATACACAAAACAGAATGATAACAGCCGAAGACTATAACATTAGTCCGTTGTCAGCTAATCAACAAGTTGCTAAAATAAAATCAGTTAATAGAACATCTAGCGGTATTAGTAGATATTTTGATCTTAAAGATCCTACTGGGAAATACAGTAGTACTAATTTATTTGGAAATGACGGGGTTATATTCCAAGAATCATACACACTGCCTATCAAATTTAAATATACCACTAAGGTAGATATTGAAGGAATAATTTATAATCAAATCGTTGATATCATCAAAAATGAAGATTTGAGAAATTTTTATTACTCAAACTTTATTAACTTTTTATCTACAAGTTTAAACATTGTATGGTATAACAAAACATCTGATACAACTTCTAGTACTGGTTATGTTGGAGAATTAAACGACACCAGACCTTATCCGGTAGGCTCTTATACAGCAACAGATTTAAAATATTTAACAGCCAATGCTTTGGTAAAATTTACAGCCCCGACTGGTTACTATTTTGACCTCAATAAGTCAAACGCATTAAAAGTTGGAGATGCCACATTGTCTGGCCGCTCAAGTTATATATGGGCACAAGTGGTATCTGTTAACGCAAACGGCACTGCCGCTGGAACAGGAATTCTTTCCAGCGGTCTTGGGCCTATTACTTTAAATCAAGTGATTCCCTCAACTGCGCAGATAACACAAATTATTCCTAAACTATCATTATCAATTCCCAGCTCAGTAATAACACAAATGATAGATTTAATATACAGTAACAGACCATTTGGACTGCGCTATGATGCAACTGATCAGAGCTGGAAAATTATCTTTGAAACTAATTTGGATGCAACATCTGGTTTTAGCTTGTCTAATCAAGGCAGTTTATCTAATTTAAAGAACGATTCAAGTTGGATATTATTGTTTACTACTGATAACGATTTTTATACAATTACAACTAGATTGTTGCGATATGTATTTGAAAGTGATGACGAAATAAGATTTTTCTTTGAAGATAATACAGCAGTTTATGACAGCACTTCTAATTCAGTTGTGAAAGATTTAATTAATATTTTAAGTATAAACACAAAACCTGGATCATCTGGCAAGCCTTTTACACAGGATTTAAAATGGGATATTGTAGCATCATTTAACGGATTAGACGGTTACATTGATAATAAAAAAATAGTGGTATCGTTCCAAGATTCAGATAACAACGACATAGTTGATAATCCTCAATTGTTCCTTGATATTGTTGATTACCAGAATATTCAAAATTCTTTTATAGTACAAGAAAAATACGCTATCTCAGCTGGACAAAATGATTATCGTTATAGAAGTAATTCTGATAACAAAGTATTATTTTTTGCAACTCAAAGCAGTATTGGATCGTTATCTCAATATAAAGACGGACAGTATTTTTACTTCTCAGATACTGGAGTAGTTAAAAAATTAAATTTAACAAAATCTTTATTGGTGCCAACATTGGATTACAAAGTATATGTTGGCAGAGATAATTTAAAATTTCAGTACATTCATAGAGCCGATTACGAATCTAGAATAGATCCAGGTGCAAGCAACATCATGGATATTTACGTATTAACCAAGAGTTACGACACACTATTCCGTCAGTGGTTGGATGGCTCAACGGTGGTTAAGCCGTTACCTCCAAGTTCAGCTGAATTGTACAATTTAATTGCTCCAAAATTGAATTTAATCAAATCAATCAGCGATGAAATTGTGTACCACCCAGTTACATATAAATTGTTATTTGGAACTTCGGCAACAATTGATTTGCAAGCCAGTTTTAAAATAACCAAAAGTTTAAATTCAGTAGTTTCAGAAAACGATATCAAATCAAGGGCAATAACTGCAATCAACCAATTTTTCACATTAGATAATTGGAATTTTGGAGATATATTTTATTTTACAGAATTATCAACTTATGTAATGACACAGCTTGCTCCTGATATTACTAATTTTATTATTGTGCCAAGACAAGACGGATCTTACTTTGGTAGTTTATTTGAAATAAAATGCCCAAGTGATCAGATTTTTATCAGTAGTGCAACGGTAGATGATATTGAAATAATTACCGGAATAACTTCAGGCAATATTAAATCAGTGACTGGACAAGCACTCAGCGCAGTATCATCACAAAACACAACTAGCTCAACATACGGAAATATCTAATGACTGATTTTACAAATCCATCAGGGTCTAAAGGACTTAGTGTAAATTTAATACCTAACTTTTTTAAAACAGATGCTAATAAACGATTTTTACAAGCAACAGTAGATCAGCTGGTAGCACCTGGCACGGTTAAAAAAGTTAACGGATTTGTTGGCAGACCGTATTCAAAATCAACTTCAGGTACAGATTTATTCATTGAAGCTCCAAATTTAGTTCGTCAGAATTACCAATTGGAGCCAGCATTAACTGTACAGGATACATTAGGTAATAATACTTTCTTTAAAGACTACATTGATTACATAAACCAACTGAGTGTATTTGGAGCCAACGTATCCAATCATGATAGGCTTAATAAACAAGAATTTTATTCTTGGAATCCTCATATTGATTGGGATAAGTTTGTTAATTTTCAAAATTACTACTGGTTATCGTACGGCCCTGAGACTATTAAAATATTTGGTCAACAACTTACAGCACAGAGTACTTATAAAATTGCCCTTGAATATCAAGGACAAAACAATCAGTATGTGTTTACTCCCGACGGGTTAACTCCAAACCCTGTGATTAAATTATACAGAGGACAAACTTATAAATTTATTATATCTAGTCCAAGCAATCCAATCAGCATAAAAACTGCAAGATCAACCGGTATCGACGATAGGTATGAAATACCGGGGATAGACTCTTATGGAGTTGAAAGTGGAGTAATCACAATGACTATTCCTGTAAACTCTCCAAATGTTTTATATTATCAAAGCGAGACTGATGTAAATTTAGGCGGACTCTTTGAAATATACAATATAGATGAAAATTCATCCATTAACATTAAATCAGAAATTTTAGGTAAAGTTAACTATACACTAAGTGATGGCACTGCATTGAGTAATGGCATGAAGGTATCGTTTGGTGGACAAGTTTCTCCCGCGGAATATGCAACGGGTGAATACTATGTTGAAGGAGTAGGCACTGCTATTCAATTGATTGAAAAATCAATTTTAGAAATCTCAACAACTTATACAGAATCTGAAACATTGTTATTTGATTCTAACCCCTTTGATATAGATGCGTTTAGCGATTCTACCGGCTTTGCAAAAACATTAGACTATATGGTTATTAATAGAGCAAGTCGAGATCATAACCCTTGGTCTCGATATAACCGATGGTTTCATAAAGATGTAATAAATGCCAGCGCATCATTTAATAAAACGATAGCATCTTTGGATCAAAGCCTTAGAGCAGTACGTCCTATTATTGAATTCAATGCAGATTTAAAATTATTTAATTTTGGTACAGATGCAATTTTTGATATTGACTTAGTTGATTCGTTCACAACAGATGCATTTTCAACCATTGAAGGCAGTCTGGGATATAGCATTGATGGAATCAGTTTATCTGAAGGACAAAAAATATTATTTTTATCGGATACAGATAGATTAGTTAAAAATAAAATTTTTAAAGTAGAGTTTATAGATGTTAAGCATCTATCTGCTAATTCACGCCAAATTCATTTAGTTGAACTACACTCACCAGCTGATAATGAAGTAGTACTAGTAAAACAAGGAATTGCAAATCAAGGATTAATGTATTGGTTCACTGGTACCACATGGATTTCAGCACAGCAAAAAACTAATACCAACCAGTTTCCGTTGTTTGATGTAGTTGATGCAACTGGAACTAGTTTTAGCAATATAGACAAGTATGATGGAACTACTTTTAAAGGAACTTACTTATTTTCTTATAGGGTTAATCCAACAGGAATAAGCGACTCGAATCTTGGATTTGCGCTTTCTTACAGAAATATAGAAAATATAGGAGATATTGTTTTTGATTTCAATTTTGATACAGACGTATTTTCTTATAGAGAATCTGTTAATATTATAACTGTTCCTGTTAATACAGGGTATCTCAGTACAAAAGATTATGCAGGAAATACAATTTACAAAAATGCATGGGAAACTTGTACAGCACCAAATACTCAAGCTGGTATACGAATTTACAAAAATTCAAACAAAACTAATAATTTTAAATTAGATATCTTTGATAATATTTCAGATCTTAAAGATTTAGTAGTTCGTGTATACATTAATGGTAAACGTTTAGCAACTGATCATTGGTCGGTAGTTGATGCCCCAGACTACAAAACAATTAAATTAAAAGCAGATATTTTAAAAACTGATGTATTAACAATAAAAACATACGCCTCACAGCCAATAAATTCTAATGGATTTTATGAAATTCCATTAAATTTACAACACAATCCTTTGAACAGCGGATTAACAACATTAACGCTGGGTGAAGTAATTGATCATGTAGACAGCATTGTTGATAATATCTATGCAGCCGATGCTGGCAACATAGAAGGAAATAATTATGATGTAAAGTCTGATTTTACAAAAACTCTTACTTTTATTGGAACCTTCCCAGGCGCAAGTAATTTACGAGATTTAGGTAATATAACACCGTACGGTACTAAGTTTGTACAACACAGTAGCCCTTCAAGTATTTCTTTATATCACATTACAACTGAAACCAACAATGTGATCCGAGCAATACAAGAAAGCAGAGACAAGTATATTCAATTTAAAAAGAATTTCTTAGCAGTGGCATTAAATTTAGGAATTGAAACTACTCC